ATAAAGGTAATCAAATAATAATTATTAAAATCATAACTTTAGCTAAATATTTCTACACTTATTTTTTCTTGTTTACCTTTTTTGTGAAATTTTAATTATTTGTTTGGTCACTTAAATTCATTAGCTTTCGATATCCAAATTTTAATCTGTAGAATTCTGAAGGGGCGTGTAGAAATTTGTAGAAAGAATTTTTCAACTTTTTACTGTCTTATAAGCTGTGTTTAGTATAGCTCTCACAATGAAAACGTTAGTCTGAATTTTTGTAGAGTATTCGACATATTTACTGCCCAGGTGTGGTGGGGGGACAACCGCCCGCCGAGAACTAGCTTTGAGATTCCAGAAAGTTTTGGCCTCAAAAAAACCCTCACGAAGGAGGGCTTTAAGTTTGTGATCAAATCTGCTTAATCTATTGTTGTTTTTCTTGTTTGAATTGCAGTTGACCAAATTCTTTGAAACGGATGATCTGATCACCTGCCCATTCATTCACTGTGTTCGCAAATAAATTCTGAAGGGGAACAATCTCGGAATACCAATAAGCTTCCCGTGCTTCACTGATAGATCCAAAGCCACCAGCATTGGATGGAATTATGCCCAGCAACTGTGGGGGCGTACGTTGGGATGCAAGAACGTCATCACGAGTGACATTCTTAATATTTAAAAACTCATCTTTGGCAGCCAATTCACTAATAGGAATAAGTTGTAAGCCATCCTTTTTCCCACCAGGCGCATGCAGGAATAAATTACGGAAATTACCAGGGCCACGTGAGTCTTTCATGGCTTGTTTCAGGCCCTCCACGTCATCATCATCTATACCTGAATCAGTCATGTATAGGATGAAGCCAGCATGAGATCCATTGTTATAATATTTGCGACGGAATAAAGTTGCTGACTCATTTAGCCAAACTGACTGAAGTGCAGCGATATATTCTGGCGTACCATAAATTTCTTGATCGACATCAATACCTTTAATGTGGCAAACGGTACCAGGTTTAAAAATGTGTTCTTCAAAACCATTAAGCAGCTGCAAAAATTCATTAGCGTTTTTCATGCGTCTGGTGTACTTGGCCATCAACCCATCATAATGATGTGGCTCATTCAAACGGTTATCAATCCGTTGTAAATAACCATTACCAAAAACCAAATAATCGAAAGAAATTCTTTCAAATTCTGCTGACTTAATTAGCTTATTTGGTATGAATGAAGATACCAGTTGATTCTTTTTATAAAACACTGCAGTCGACAAATACGGCATTGCCTTAAATGATTTTGCCAAAGCATTCATACTGATATGTGGTTCGTAATAATTTCCACATAACCAAGTTTCATAGAATTGTGATAGATCTCGGCTGTTCATTACCGGTTCAGCATCACCGAATGTAAATGCCTGCACTTTGCTGTCGGACATTAGTAAATCTCCATAGAGGATTTTTTAGATTTTGTATGGTCATCAAGGGTTAAAGGTTCATTTGCGAACGCATGGAAAATGGCAAAAGCCAAATCTGCATGACCGATGTTTTCTGCACGTGATGCTTCAAATGTCATTTGTCTTTGTGAAGCCGTCAGTGTTTTACGAATGGCCATAATTGACATGGCCACGTCAGTGGATCCGGCATCAAATTCAAAACGTCCTTTGTTGATCACATCCATTGCTTTTATGACCAATTGTGTTTTGACATCGACGCTATAGTTGAAGGTCGTTAAATTTGGGAAGAATTCAAGGACGAGTTGAGCAACACCAGTACCCATACCCGACTTATCTAAACCGATATATTTGATGTTATATTTCGTCGTTAATTTTTTTATGTATTGTGCTTGGCTGGCAAAGTCCATGCCTTTGAATTGATGGTGTTCTAATAGTCGGAATTTTGGATAATCTGGTTCAGGTGGTGCAATGACCACAAGCCCTGCACTATCGCCACTTTCTGCTGGATCATAACCAATCCATACTGGTTTATTACCAAAAGGCCGTAATGCCAAGGGCTTAAAGTCTTTGGACCAAACTTCCCAAGAATCAACCATACATGGCTGAATTATGGACAGAGGAAAAACACTGTGGCCATCATCGACAAATTCACACATATATAAATTTGCGAATTCTTCTGGACTGTTTTCAGCAATTAATTCTTCAATATCGAATAGATCACAGCCTTGTCGCTCAGCATCATAAATATTGACGATGTGTCTCCACATCTTGTCACCACATAAAGCACCATCCTTTAAAATGCCGTGGCTAGTATCAATTTCTACACGGTTTTCTTTAGTACGCCCCTTATTGAAGGCATCACCTGTCCAGAATGCATATGCTTCATGGGTTTTACTTGAAGGTGTGCTGAAATAAGTCTTTTTGTATTGTTTTTGGGCAGCCATTGCTGATGCGACTTTTTTCAGTGTGGCAAAGCCATGTACCCAAAAAAATTCATCAAAATACAAATCACCATGATAGGACTGAGCTGTTTTTGCATTTGTCCCCAAGAAGATCAGTTGAACTGTATTACCACATGGCAGCGTGATTGAAATCGGATCACCTTGAAGATCAATTTCAATAGACTGCATGACAAAGTTTTTGATGTAAGTTTTAAAACCGTGTGCCTGGGCTTTAGAAGCAGACAGGAAAATTTGATTTCGACCAGTAGTAACAGCTTTAATCAAAGCTTCACGTGCAAAATAGAATGTTGCACCAATCTGACGTGATTTTAATAAAGCACGGTTACGCTGTTCACGTGCTCGGTACCATACTTTTTGATATTCAAATAAACCGTCGTCAAAGTCTTCACATAGTTTTTCAATTTGTTCTTCTGTAAGCTGATTTTTAGCAACTGGCTTACGTGGCCCAGCAGTTCTATTTTTTAGTTTTGGATTAAGATCGGTCTCATTCCCCCCATTAGAAAATTTATCGATACGTGCCATACGCTCAAGCTGTCGCATGAGCAAATCAATTTCTTTGAAATCACCTGGTGTTTTTTTCTCAAGAATAATTAGCTTGACCAGCTGTGCTTCCAGTGCCTGGGCAACTCGACCTGCAGGTGCATCCTTATCCCATTCATCTCGGGACTTCCAAGCATGAACATTTTTATCGTTCTCTTTTAAGAATTCTGCAATCGAGCTGATTCGCCATCCCATCCAATATAGAAATTTGGCTGTGAGACGGTTATCAAAGGTCAAGTTTGTCGGGGTATTGAGTGCTTTATCCATTGGCTCATTAAGCCAATACATAAGCATTTATTCATTTCGCTGAAATTGTGAAAACTGTTTTCACAAGTGGGTTTTATTGATTCTTTTTCCTGTAATTCCGATTCTGCTAACTACTTTAAATAGATTTTATCTATCGACAATATACACAGGATTCAGAAATGAAGAAGTCCAAATTTTTCCGTGTTGCTGTTGCTGGGTCCACAACTGATGGTCGTGTGATTGAAGCAACATGGATTCAACAAATGGCCAAAAATTATAATCCAGATACTTATATGGCTTTGGGAAATTTAGAACATTTTCGCTCAATTAGCCCTGACAGTACTTTTGGATCATACGCAAAAGTTATTGGCCTTAAAGCTGAAGAAGTTGAAATTAATGGCAATAAAAAATGGGCATTATTTGCACAAGTAGATGCATACGATCAATTAATCGAACTGCATAAGCGTGGCCAAAAACTTTTTACTTCTATCGAAGTAAACCCAAATTTTGCTGACACTGGAGAAGCATATCTTGTAGGACTTGCTTTTACTGATACACCTGCCTCTTTAGGTACTCAGATCATGGAGTTCGCATCAAAAAATCCAGAAGCAAATCCATTTGTAGGAAAGAAACAAGATAAAAATAATTTATTTACTGCTGCTGAAGAAGCTGATCTCCAATTTGAAGACAGTCAAGATACTCCAGCTAAAGGGCTGTTCTCTAAAGTTTTGGATTGGTTAAAGCCACAACAAGAACAACTGGATAATCAAAATAAAGACCAATTCAAAGAAGTAGCTGACTCACTAGAAGCGATTGCGAAAACATTTGGTGAAAACCAAACCAAGTTGAAAAAGGTCGAGACTAATTATTCAGAACTGCAAGACAAGCATTCTAAATTAGCAAAAGAATTCAATGATCTTAAAACCAAATTAGAAAGTGAAGAAAACCCAGGTACCCCACCTGCACCTGAAAACACTGGCAACTTCTCTGAACAAATCGAGTGCTAAATAATGAAAAAACTCACACGTCAAAAATTTAATCATGCTACTGGTTCAATCGCCTCATTAAATGGTATTGATAATGCTGCTGTAAAATTTGCAGTTGAACCTTCTGTTGCACAAAAAATGGTGGATACACTTCAAGAATCTTCAGAGTTTTTGCAGAAGATTAATATCCACCCTGTTGATGAACTTGAAGGCGATACGATTGGTCTGACTCAAGGCTCAACGATTGCTGGCCGCTCAAATACTAAAGGCGGTAACAAACGCACACCAGTAGACCCAACTGGCTTAAAGTCAAATACATACAAATGCCATAAAACTGATTTTGATGTCGCTATTCGCTATGAAAAAATGGATGCTTGGGCGAAATTCCCAGACTTCTATGCACGTTGGAAAAAGTTCGTTGACCGTGCAATTGCATTAGACATGATTATGATTGGGTGGAATGGTACCAGCGCAGCCGTAGATACTGACCGTGCCGCAAATCCCTTACTTCAAGATGTAAATATTGGTTGGCTTCAGCAGATCCGTACTAAAGCGCCTGAGCGTTACATGAAGGAAGTCGTTGAAGCTTCAGGGAAAGTAAAAATTGGTGCTACTGGTGATTATAATAATTTAGATGCTTTGGTTACCGACGTAGTTAATAACCTGATCAGTGAAATTCACCAAGACGATACAGATCTCGTCGTTATTTGTGGTCGTCAATTACTTAATGATAAGAACTTCCCATTAGTTAATAATTCAAAAGACAATACCGATGCTTTAGCTGGGCAAATCTTATTAAGTCAAAAACAGATCGGTGGTTTAACTGCTGTACGTGTTCCATTCTTTCCTGAAAATGCATTGTTAGTTACTTCACTTGATAACCTTTCAATTTACTTCCAAGAGACTGGTAAACGTCGTCAAATTATTGATCGCTCGGAACTAGATCAAGTTGAAGAATACCAATCTTCAAATGATGCCTATGTCATTGAGAACTACGAAAAAGTAGGTTTCGTGGAAAACATCGAAATTTTATAAAAAAGGTGATTTATGTTGAGTCCAGCTCGACGTCACCTCCTGAAAGCTAAGGCAGCTATTGAGGCTGCCAAGGCTGATGAATTTGGTGGTGTACGTCCAGACGCAAGCGTCTACCAATTACAACTGACTGAGCTCAAAAATGACATCCATGTCTTGCGTTCAATTCAGTCACAAGAAAAACGTGCTGAAGCAAAAAAAGATTTGATTCCAAAGCACATGCCATATGTGGAAGGTGTAATTAAATCAGGAGCCAAAGTTGAACAAGATGAAGTGATCACGACCATCATGTTGTGGTGCTTTGACTGTGGCTTGTTTGATCAAGGCTTAAGTCTTGCTGAGTATGCTTTGCAGAATGAACTGAAAATGCCTGATTCATTCAGTCGTTCAACTGCCACTGTCATTGTTGAAGAAATTGGCAATGCTGCACGTGTAGCACATAAAGCCGGTGAAGACTTCAGTTTAGAGACTTTAGAAAAGGCTTTTGAACTGACTGCTGAACATGACATGCCGGATGAAGTCCGTGCAAAGCTTTATGTTGGTCTTGGTCGTTCAAGTTTTAATAAAGAGTCTTATCGTGCAGCAGTTTCTTATTTTGAAACTGCTTTGAAACTTCATGAAAACTGTGGCTGTAAACAAGAACTCCAAAAAGCTGAAAAGCTATTAACAGAACAGCACGTCGAAGATCAAGAGAGTTCAAATTCTGATCCGACGTAACGAGTGCCAAGCACCCACCGAGGGGCAGAGCTGAGCAAATACAAACATTCTTATGTTCTGTTTTTGGTTCAGCTCTCCACCCCTCACTAATTGAGAATAAAAATGTCTGGATTAATTGCAAACGGTACTTTTTCAAATCAAGACGTTGAAATCAATAGTGATCCGTTCTTTCCATCGGTATCAAGCAACCATATCCGTGAAGTTTTACGTTTAGATTCAAGTGTCACAAATCAACGTCTTATTTCAGCTATAGAAGCAGCTGTAATTCATGTCAATGAACAACTGGAAAGTTTACTCAGTAAAGCTCCAACTTTAGTTGAAATTACAACTAAACAGGTCAATGGAAAATCTATTGCTGCTGTTTTGTATTTCCGGGCAATTTCTGCTGCAACTGGTGCAGAACTTTGTGAACGTTATCGGTCTTATGACACTACAAACAACGGCAGCCAAAAAGCTGAAGAACTGACACCGACGATAGATGACTATAAACGTGATTTGCGTTTTGCAATCCGTGATTTAAAAAAAGTCCGTCGCTTGAATGTGGAGTTGGTTTAGATGAAAGAAATCTATGCAATCCAAAACGATACAGTTGATGCCATTTGCTGGCGTGAATATGGCCGTAGCACTGGTGTAGTTGAGCGAGTATTAGAAGCGAATCCACATCTCTCAGAATTTGGACCATTCATTCCAATGGGTACAAAAGTTCAATTACCAGACATCCCAACTCCACAAAATAAAGTTCAAAGCATTCAGCTTTGGGATTGAGAGAATTTATGCCAGAACCAACAACTTCTACAGCAACCATTGCCACTCTAAGTGCAGTGTCATTGCTTCCATTTATTAATGGTAATGCGTTGCTAGGTGCAGTACTTGGGGCAGCATTTATTGCAACTTTTGAAAAAGATTTAAATGCTTACCAACGTATTCGCAATATGTTATTGGCCACTGGTATTGGTTATATCAGTGCACCACTAATTACAGAACATACATTATTAAAAGCTGATGCAGTGGCGGCCCTTATCACTTCAACACTTTGTTTATTCATATTAATCAAGGTTGTTGATTGGGTTAAAACTGCGAAGCTTTCCGACATTCTTAATATCTTTCGAGGTGGCAAGTCATGATCGAATTGTTATTTCAAGCTGTTGCCGTTTTAGCTTATCTCATTTGCGGTTTTCGTATTGCAACCTTTAGTCATGGTGGAAATTTCCACCGTGGCTATTCATTCTTTGCAGCAACTTTGATTGCAGCTTTTTTAGGCCAATCAGTGCATATCTTATTTTTTAAGGATCCAGTTACGCTCTGGGATGCCATTTTTGCAATCCTTCTTGCAGTGCTCATCTGGCGAACAAAAGGTAATGTGGCCAAACTCATTTGGAGTACGACATGATTTTAAAATTTGGTTCAAAAGGTGATGCCGTCGCAACTCTTCAAAAGCAATTAGCTAAAATGGGTTACAAGGGTATTAAAGGTAAGCCTCTTTCCATTGATGGCCTTTTTGGAGAGAGTACTGAATTTGCAGTGGTTCAACTCCAGCGTAAATTTGGCTTAGTAGTTGATGGTAAAGTCGGTGATAAAACTCGCCAAGCTTTAGCTGGTGATTCAGTAAGTAAACTTTTAAAAGATGAAGACTATAAAAAAGCTGCAATACGTTTAAAAGTTCCTGAATTAGTTATTCGAGTTTTTGGAGCTGTCGAAGGCCAAGGTGTCGGTTTTCTTCAAAATGGAAAGGCTAAAATCTTATTTGAACGCCATCGAATGTATTTTTATTTAAGCCAAACATTAGGTAAAACATTTGCTAATAATCAGGCAAAAGTAACACCAAATTTAGTCAATACATTAACGGGGGGCTACAAAGGTGATGCAGCTGAATATACCCGGTTAAGTATGGCCATAAATATTCATAAAGAATCTGCCCTGAAGTCTACTAGCTGGGGCCAGTTCCAAATTATGGGTGAAAATTGGAAGGATCTCGGCTATTCATCTGTTCAAGAATTTGTTGATCAACAGCAGATTAGCGAAGGCCACCAACTCGAAGCATTTATTCGGTTTATTGAGTGGAAGCCTGGCTTATTAGAAGCATTACAAAAACAAGATTGGCATACAGTCTTTACACTCTACAACGGCAAAAACTATAAAAAACTTGGCTATCAAGCTAAATTCCAAAAAGAATGGGATCATCTTGAACCTATTTATGGGGGGAAAACTGCAGCATGAAAAAGCCCCATGCTTTACGTGAATATTTGCTGAATGCGATTCCGGATCTGCCTCAAGATCCGGATCGCTTACTCATCTTTGCAAATGACGGTAAATTAATGAGTACTGCAGCAAATGGGTATAGTTTTGAAATGGCTTATACGCTAGATATGATCATCACTGATTATGCTGGTGATGTAGATGTATTTGGTGTTGTCCTATTCACATGGATTATGGATAACCAATCCGAACTCATGGCTAATCTAGATAAAGTAAAAGAGGCCATTACTTTTGAAGCTGAACTCATTGATAACAGCAAATATGATCTGCATTTTAAAATCCCTTTAACTGAACGTGTCATTGTGAAAAAAAATGCTGAAGGGAAATTCGAGATCTCTTACCCGACTGAACCACAATATACTGAGTTTGGCTCACCTACAGATTTTGAATTAATAGATAAGGATGGATCTACACTGGCAACATGGCGCACGGCCAATATTCAAGGACGTTCTTTGGATATGCCCTTTCCAGGTAAAAACCCATGAATAATATTCAGGATCTTGCCCTATATCTTCAACCATTATTAGACCGTTTATCCCCAGGTGAAAGGGCAAAACTGGCTAAAAATATTGGACGAGATCTTCGAACAAGCCAACGCCAGCATATTACAGCACAGCAAAATCCTGACGGTTCAACATATACAGCTAGACGTACACGCTTACGTGACCAGAAAGGAAAAATAAAAAGAAAAATGTTTTCCCGGATAAAATCTAACACTCATCTAAAAGTACTAAGCAATAGTGAATCAATCGCGGTAGGTTTCATTGGTCGCGTCAGTCGAATCGCTAAGGTACATCAATATGGATTAAAAGATCGGGCAACTAGATCTGCTCCAGATACAGTTTATCCAAAACGTGAATTGCTAGGATTTACTGATAAAGAGATTAATTTGGTTGAGTCCTCATTCATCAAGCATATCAATATTAAATAGCTCAACTTGTGAAAACCATTTTCACAAGTTCCCATTGCTGAAAACTAAAAAACTCTAACGCAAAGTGTTGGCATGAATGCTGACATCAATCGACGTCTTGAAAATCTGATTCGGTTCGGAACAATCAAGACCGTAAATCCGTCTAAACCAATTCCCCTTGTCACTGTTGATCTTGACGATATCGTTACGCCTGAAATTCGCTTTTTTAATGCACGTTCAGGAAATGACTCAACTTGGGATCCACCCTCTTTAGAAGAGGAAGTCATGGTGATTTCACCTTGTGGCGAAATTGGCCCTACAAGCGTGGTTTTCTATGGGCTTTACAACAATGATCACCCAACTCCTTCTGATGATTTAAATAAGAAAATCCGCGTTTTCGCGGATGGATGCGTTATTGCTTATGACGTTGCTGCACATCATTTGTCGGCAATTTTACCTTCAGGTGGTAAAGCAATTGTTACTGCTAATGGTGGGATAACAGTTAATGGTAATACCACTATAAATGGGAATCTTCAGGTTAATGGCAGTACTGCTATGACTGGAAATAATACCGTTGGAGGTAGCCAGTTAGTGCAAGGTAGTAGTCATTCAACTGGTACATTTAGTACTGAAGGTGATGTTAAAGCTGGCTCAATTAGTTTGAAAGAACATAAACATCCTGGAGATAGCGGTGGGACAACTGGAGGGCCAATTCCATGATGTCACGTGAAAATGGCCGAGAGCTTGAAACTGAATTAGATCATATCCGTCAATCTGTCCAGGACATTCTAACTACCCCCATTGGTACAAGAATCATGCGTCGAGAATATGGTTCTTTGATCTATCAATTGATCGACTCCCCTTTTGATGAAATCGCCACTCTGCAGCTATATGCAGCGACTGCAACTGCACTTTTACGTTGGGAAGACAGGATCATTCTCAATTCAGTTTCGTTAGTGACTAATGAAGAAGGTTCATATTTTCTAGATATGGATTGCAGTCTTGTCGATAGCAATAAACAGGCCTCTTTAAGTATCCCCCTTTCAATTGGATCTACCTTATGAGTGTTGACTTTAATTCTTTACCAAAACCAAATTTTGTTGATGTGCTTAACTATGAAGACATCTTCAATGAACGTAAGGAATATTTCATTTCGCTTCATCCAGAGGATGAGCAAGAGCTAGTTCGTAAAACACTGAGCCGTGAAAGTGAACCAGTCACTAAGCTTTTACAAGAAAATGCTTACCGGGAAATGATTCTTCGCAATCAAATTAATGAAAAAGCATTGGCTACACAACTTGCATTTGCAAAGGGAAATGATCTTGATGTTTGGGGTGCAAATTTTGATGTTAAACGTTTAGTAATTACACCCGCTGATGATTCAATCACACCACCAGCCCCAGCTGTTTATGAAGAAGATGAAGATTTTCGTTACCGCATTCAAAAGAAATTAGACGCATTAAGTACTGCTGGACCAGAATCAGCTTATGAGTTTCACACGCTTTCAGCTGATAGTCGTGTTTCAGATGTTAAATGTAGTTCACCAGCTCCGGCACACGCACTGTTGACTATTCTTCAGCGTGACACATCAAATAATGCTTCAACAGAAGAATTAAACACGATTGTTCTAAATTATGTATCTGGAGAGAAGAAACGTCCTACCGGTGATCGAGTACAAGTCCAATCAGCTGAAATAATTAACTATGAAATTGAAGCTGTATTAGTCACTAAGAATGTACCTGAGACAGATCCAGTTTTAGCAGCCGCACAGGCCAATGCTTTAGCCTATACCAAAGAACCAAAACGTATTGGTAAAGGTGTATTTTTCTCTGATCTCTATTCAATTTTAAAAGTTTCAGGTGTTGAACGAGTTGAATTAGTGAGACCTACGGCTGAAATCCACCTTACTAATTTTCAGGCAGCTTCATGTTCAGCCATTCGTCTTAGCGTGAGGAATGAATAATGAATTTACTTCCTCCAAACACGACGGCTTTTGAAAAGAAGATTGTTGAAACTACAGCAAAATCTACAGAGCTAAATACTAATTTATCAAGCTTAATTCGTGTTGATGATGCTCCAGCCGATTTCCTGTCAATTTTAGCATGGCAATTTTCGGTAGATCGTTGGCAAGATGATTGGCCAGATGAAGTCAAGCGTGCACAAATTAAAAACTCGATCAAAGTACATACATATAAGGGTACCAACTTCGCACTTCGTTCAATTGTAGAAAGTTTCGGCTATTCATTAACTGTTCATGAATGGTGGCAAGAAAGCCCAATGAATGAACCAGGAACTTTTCAAATCACAATTGAAACTAATGGTAGAGCACTTACAGAAAAAACTTCTAAAACATTAGTTGAATTACTTCACGATGCTAAACCTTTAACACGCGAACTTAAAGGTATCGAAATTAATGTCATCAATATTCAAGGTGAAACAAATGTCGCGTGTGGCTGTTATAGCGGTGATGACGTAACGATCTACCCCAAAATTGATGATCCGAACTCTTTAATCTATCCCATTTTTGCTTTTTATGAGCACGAAACAACCAGCATTTATCCGAAATAGAGCATAAAAATATGGCAGCACTTTATCATTCGCTTTTCACAGAAAAAGGTTTAGAGCTACTTCGAGAGTCTATTCAAAATGGTACCAAATTAGGTATTACTCATATGTCATTTGGTGATGGTGGAGGCGAATTACCTATTCCTGATGCTTCATTCACTCAGATGATAAATGAAGTATACCGAGTTCAGTTAAACCGACTTGCTCCTTCTAACGAAAACCCTAATTGGTTAGAAGCAGATGGAGTGATTCCGTCAGCCGTTGGTGGCTTCAATATTCGCGAAGTTGGATTATGGGCGGGAGACGTGATGGTGGCCTATGCCAATTACCCACCAACATACAAGCCATCTGGCGATCAAGGCACAGCTCAAATCAAAACAATTCGTATTGTTCTACAAATTGATAACACCGCTAATTTCGAATTAAAAATTGATGCTAGTGTGGTTATGGCCACAATTCAGTCAGTTGAAGAAGCAAAAACAGAAGCAAAAGCATTCACTGAGGAAAAAGTTAAAAATAAGGTAGAGTCGGTTGAATCTCTACAAGACCTTATCAATTTAGAACCTTATGAAGGTATGACTGTTTCTTTAAACTCTTATCATCCTAACATGAATAAAGGTGGGGATAAGTTTAGATACACTGAGACAATCGATAAGTCTAAACATGATGGTGGTTATATTATCGATCCAAGTATTCCAATCCCTCCCATATCTACTTTTAAAACATACTTCACAGCAACAAACTCAGGTCCTGGTGTGTGGGCTAGGGTGAATAACAAACCGAATGTTAATGCTGTTAATTTTGGTTTATTAGATGACCCTGAAATGGTGTGGAATTGTGCTGTAATCAAAGCTGCTCAACTAAAAGCTAAAAGGTTATCTGATGGTTTATCTACACCTCGCAAAGTAATAATTGATGCAGGACTATTTTTAACAACAGATGTTATTGAAAGAGAGGTTTTAAATTCGAGAGCCATTCCTCTAATTGGACAAGGCCGCTTTAGTACTGAAATTAGAAAAACTACCACTAATGTAGTACAGCCTATTTATCAGAAGAAAAATATTGATGCTGTTGTATTCGTTTGCCCCACTGATGTCATGGGACCTAACCAAGTTTTTGGGGAAGTTACTATGGGTATGACTCTTTCACGTGCATCGAATATCAATAAAACAGGATATGGATATTTTGCATATGGCTCACCTATTGCCAGAAGAAAAGATATTTCTTGCATGGGGCATGAATTCGGCTATTGGCAAGATGACTGCTGGATGTCACAGGTTAACCAAATTTACGCTACCACATGTAAAAAAGGGATTGCCATTCGAGGTGGAACATCTACGATCGGTACCAATATTTATGCAGACCGATGTGATGAGTATGGTATAGACTTATATGGTCTTACATACAGTTCACTCACAGTACATGTAGATGGTTGTGGTATAGGTACAGGATCAATAACTGGCTATCCTGCTATCGATGCACAGTTTACAAAAGGTGTTACTCTCACAGCCTCATGTGAAAGACATCGCGGGCCTGAGTTTAATATTCACAATAGTGATGGCCTGGTTGTGAATGGTGGCCGAAGTTATGGTAGTGGTAATGTGAGTAGTCCTACTGCAAAAATTGTATGTCGAGATTCAGTATTTCAATTTAATGGTTTTTCTTGGAGATATTCTGTTTCAGCTGAACAGGCGTCAATGTACAGTTTCATTCAAGAAATTGGTTCAAATTCTTCTTATGAATTTAACCAATGCCAAGGGAATAGTGCTTGGAATAATTTTCCAGCACAGGTTTCTGATGTTTCATATTTAGGGAGTTTTAAAAAGAGTAGATATTCAGAAGAAAATGGTTACGCATCAAGCACTATAAAACATGATAATACTTCGTTTAAAAAACTATGTTATGTAGCGAATACTCCGATTTTTAAAGTCCTTTCTTGTATCTGTACTAGTTCTGACCGTTATTACGATTTCGGTGTCACACCGATTCGTAAATCACAAATCTCAATAGATCAAGCTAATCCTACATCTCTCACGGCCCAGCAATATACAAATGGCGTTGCTGACAACGCACAACCTTTGCAAGCCTATATTGGATCAGATGGATGGTTGTATATCAAACCGTCTGCATCAGGGGCAAACTATGATTTTAAATATGTAATTGCTAAGTAAGTAACTTTTAATGATCATGTAAAAACCATTTTCACAGACCAAGAAACTTACACTTTTGATTTAGTCATGCAAGCCTGTTTGTTGAATTAGAACCTCAATAAACAGGCTTTTTTATGGCTATAGATCAATACCACCACGGAATCCGTGTCATTGAACTCAATGACGGGATCCGACCCATCCGAACCATTGCAACTGCAATTCCGGGCTTTGTTGCGACTGCAGATGATGCAGACCCATTGGTTTTCCCAGAAAACCAAGCAGTACTAATTACAAATATACAAGCCGCAGTAGCTAAAGCCGGTAAAAACGGAACTTTAGCAAAAGTACTTCAGAATATGGCCAACCAGACCAATGCTATTTGTGTCGTGGTCCGTGTACTCACTGCAGTAGATGAAGCAGCTCAAACTGCAAACGTCGTTGGTACTGTTACCGCTGAAGGTAAATATACCGGCCTTAAAGCTTTGCTTGTTGCCAAATCAAAATTAGGGGTTCAGCCGCGTATTTTAGGCGCACCAGGGCTTGATACTCAGCCAGTTGCTACTGAATTAGTTGTTATTGCTAAAAAGTTGCGTGCTATGGCTTATGCGTATGCATGGGGCTGTAAAACAAAAGAAGAAGTTGTGGCGTATCGTGAAGCGTTTTCTGCACGTGAGCTAATGATCATTTGGCCAAACTTTGTAGCATTTAATACAACAACTGCTCAAACAGAAACAGTGCCAGCTGTAGCGGTTGCTATGGGATTACGCGCAAAGATTGATAACGAAATGGGCTGGCATAAAACCCTTTCAAACGTAGCCGTATCTGGTGTTACGGGTATTGATGCTGATGTGACTTGGGATCTCCAAGATCCAGCAACTGATGCTGGCTATCTCAACAGCAATGAAGTCACAACTTTAATTCAGCATGAAGGCTTCCGTTTCTGGGGATCTCGTACTTGTTCGGATGATCCATTATTCCTATTTGAAAACTATACACGTACTGCTCAAGTCTTGTCCGACACCATGGCTGAAGCACACATGTGGGCAAATGATTTACCTCTTCATGGTTCATTAGTCACGGACATTCTTGAAGGTCAAAAAGCCAAGCTACGCGAACTCACACGCAATAAATATCTCATTGGTGGTGATGCCTGGTTCGATCCTGAAGCAAACACTTCCGATACCTTGAAGGTTGGGAAATTGGCCACTGATTACGATTACACCCCTGTCCCACCGTTAGAAGATCTGACATTCCGTCAACGTATTACGGATCGTTATCTCGCTAACTTTGCTGCATCTGTAAAAGCTTAAGGAGCATAACGCATGGCTTTACCTCCAAAATTTAAAAATATGAACTTCTTTAATGAAGGGAATAGCTACTTGGGCAAAGTTAAAACTGTGACTTTACCCAAGTTAGCCCGTAAAACTGAAGACTACCGTGGCGGTGGTATGAACGGGACCGTAAAAGTCGATTTAGGCATGTCCGATGATGGCTTAGTACTTGAGTCAACTTATGGTGGTTTAGATCTTTTGACACTCCGTCAATTTGGTATGGAAAAAATTGACGGTGTTTATCTCCGTTTTGCTGGGGCATACCAGCGAGATGATGATGGCGAATATGATGCCGTTGAAGTGGTTGTTAAAGGTCGCCACGAAGAAATTGACGGTGGTGAATCAACACCTGGTGAAGACACAGAACATAAAGTTGTGACGAACTGTGTTTACTACAAGCTGACAGTAAACGGTGTTGTTGAAGTCGAAATTGACATTCTTGGCATGAAAGAAATGATCGGTGGCGTAGATCGTCTTGAAAAACAACGCAACATCTTAGGCATTTTATAAGTTTCCTTCCCTTCTGTAGCCCAGTACTGCAGAAGGTTTTTTATTTAACTTTTAGGATATTTCCACATGAATCAAATTGATCAAGCGATTAACCAGGAACAAATTAAAAACCCGAATGAAGAAGTGGTGAATTTAGAAGAACCAATCCGTATGGGTGAACAGATGATTACTCAGGTCACAATTCGTAAACCGGGTGTAAAGGCATTAAGTGGTACCAGTCTCCAGGCTATTTACCAGCATGACGTAGATGCACTTTGTAAAGTCCTTCCACGTGTTACTTCCCCAGCACTGACACCTCAGCAGATCTACCAAATGGACCCTGTAGATTTTGCCAATTTAGGAGGGCATTTGGTCACTTTTTTGTACCCGAAAGCCTTACAGAAGGAAATCAAGGCTCAGACAGCCTAGAGCTGGTCGATGATGTAGATGAGGCAATAGCTAATATTGCCGTCATCTTCCACTGGCCACCAAGTACTTACGATGACATGGATATTGTTGAATTAAGCAAATGGCATCGTAGAGCTCTCTTAAGAAATCAAACTAACTAATTAGAGTCCACCAATGGCAGATTTAAAATTAGAAGTCCTATTTAATGCAGTTGATAAATTATCTGGCCCTATAAAAACAATCGTTGGTGGCTCTAAAACCTTATCAGATGCCTTTAAAAAGACTTCATCTGAACTGAAGGCACTAGAAGCCCAGCAACGCAAAATTTCAGGCTTCAGGCAGCTTAAAGAACAATCTGAAAAAACTACACAGGCCATTGAACAGAATAAGGAAACACTTAAACAGCTCAAAACAGCCATGAATATTGGTGCCCCTACTGAGCAGATGGTTAAGGATTTAGCACGTGCTGAAGCTGCACAAAAACGTCTGAAAGCGGCTCAGAAAAATCAAGGTACTGAAATGACGGCTTTAGTCCGTGAACTTAATCAGGCTGGTATTAGTGTCGACAACCTGGCTGATGATGAATCAGAGCTGAAGAATAAAATCCATCTCACGACGATGGAAATTAACAAACAAAAGGAATCTTTAGAACGTCACCAGAAAGCCCAAAAGCAGTACGAGCAAATGCAAGGACGTATGGCCAAAGCTTCGGATTTGGCCAAGAAAGGTCTAGCAATTGGGGCTGTAGGTACTGCTGGAATGGCATACAGCTTGAAGCAATATGAAGATGCTGAAGATGCTGCAATGGGCCTAAGAGTGTCCATGATGCAGGCTAATGGCCAAGTATCCAAAGAATATGCCCAGATAAATAAACTGGCCAATGGACTAGGTACCAAACTACCTGGAACAACAGCTGACTTTCAAAACATGATGGCTGTACTTATCCAGCAAGGTATATCAGCTAAGGCAATCTTGGGTGGCGTTGGTGAAGCTGCTGGTTATCTCGGTGTTCAAATGAAAATGCCATTTGCTGAAGCAGCTGAATTTGCTGCAAAAATGCAGGATGCTACTAAAACTACTGAAAAAGATATGCTGGGTTTAATGGACGTTATCCAGCGTAGTTATTACCTAGGTGTTGATAGCGGAAATATGCTGCAAGGCTTTGCCAAAATTTCGGCTGGTATGAAAACCATTAAGGCTGAAGGTCTGGAAGGCGCTAAGGCTATTGCCCCGCTTTTAATCATGGCCGATCAAGCTGCTATGGCTGGTGAAGCTGCAGGTAATGCTTACAGCAAAATTTTTAAATCTATGATGGATTCTAAAGGTATAGCTAAAGCATTAAAAGATAGTGGAACCGGTATTCAAATGAACTTTACTGATGGTAAAGGAGAATTTGGTGGACTGGATAAAATGTTCAAGCAACTTGAAAAACTTAAAGGTCTATCAACTGAAGCACGGTTACCTATCCTTTCAGATATGTTTGGTAATGACGCCGAGACTATTCAAGCATTAAACCTTCTGATTGATAAAGGACAAGCTGGTTATAACGAAGTTGTGGCCAAAATGCAGAAACAGGCCGCACTACAAACTCGTGTAAATGCTCAATTGGGAACTCTCAAAAACTTGAAGGATGCAGCTGGTGGAACATTTACCAGTATGCTGGCGCTGTTTGGTGAGCAGCTGGCACCTCAATTTAAAATGCTTATTACCGGGTTCACTAATATCACCGAGAATGTCACAGCTTGGGCACAAAAGAATCCTGTATTAGCCAATACCATTGCTAAAGTCGTGGCTGGCGGTGTTTTACTTGTAGGCGGAATTAGTGCAATAGCCTTGGGACTTGTCACAATTCTTGGTCCTTTGGCCATGCTTAGAATGTCGCTCGGTGTTTTAGGCGGTGGCTTTGGAATTATTACCGGTCTTTTTAAAATGTTTCTTATGCCTATTAAGATTCTTGGCACGAGTTTGCTATGGCTGGGGAAAATCTTCTTAACTGTTTCACGTTTCATGATGGCCAATCCTATTATTTTGGCTATCACCCTCATCGCTACAGCAGCCTTCCTGATTTATAAATACTGGACACCAATTTCAGGATTCTTTGTGGGCATTTGGAATACGGTTAAAACTTCCTTTAATGGCGGGATTAAAGGCGTATCTGCCCTAATTATTAACTGGTCTCCTATTGGGCTTTTCTATGCTGCCTTTGCAAAAGTCTTATCCTGGTTCGGTGTAGATCTACCAGCAAAATTCACTGGCTTTGGCGCAATGATCCTAACCGGCTTAAAAAACGGGATTCTTTCTAAAATCGGTGAGGTCAAAACTGCTCTCTCCGGGGCCGTAACCGGTGTTATTGAAAAAGCCCGAAATCTTCTAGGAATCCATTCCCCTTCTCGTGTGTTTATGGGCATTGGTGACTACACCATGCAAGGCATGGCATTAGGTATTTCACAGAACCATAACTTACCTGTTAAAGCAACACAGCAAGCTACGCAGAATGTAATAGGTACTGGTACCACAGCAAAGGTTACACCAGTGACACCGATCCGAGCACAACGCGGTGGCAGCTTCATTAGTAACGACACAATTCAAATCACCATTAAAGCAGAGCACGGTCAACCAGTACGTGAAACAGCTCGTGCGTTACGAGCTGAAATGGTACGTCTCCAACAAGAAGAACGCGATGCTCGTCGTAGATTCTTAACTGATACGGAGTAAGTAAAATGATGATGGCTTTAGGCTTGTTTGTATTTTCATTGCGAACAGCTGCATATCAGGAATTGCAACGTGTAACTAATTGGAGACATCCAAGTAATAGCCGGGTAGGTTCTACCCCGGCTTATCAGTTCACGGGAAAAGGAGAAGACACCATTACGCTGAAGGGGGAAATCTACCACGAAATTACAAATAACCGTGTTGTTCTGGATCAAGTCCGTCGTATGGCAGATACAGGCATGGCTTATACCTTAATCGAAGGTACCGGCAAGATTTATGGCTTAGTTATTATTGAAAATATGGAAGAGACGAAAACATATTTCTTTAAAGATGGTGCAGCACGTAAAACAGAATTTACCCTGACACTAAAAATTGTAAAGGAATGGAAACCTACTTTAATTGGAACGCTTCTAGGTATGGCTGGTGGCGTAGCAAATAGGTTGATATAAATGTTTAATCAAGTCACCACTATGCTAAATGAAGCAGCTAATTCATATCAGACTGAAACTGAATATCCTTTCCCAATTTATCGCCTAGAAGTAGATGGTAATGACATCTCCCCTCTCGTTGTCGATCGTTTAATTTCTCTCAATATTAAAGACAATCGTGGTCTTGTTGTAGATTCTGTCGATATAGAGCTTGATGATTCTGATGGGCAATTAGAAATTCCACCTGAAGGCGCAATTATCCAAGTTTGGATTGGCTGGTCAAATACGGGCCTGGTCGACAAAGGGAAATATAAAGTTGAATCCGTCACTCATCGCGGTGCACCGGACGTTTTAAGCATTTCGGCATTCAGTAACGATGTATCGGAAGGTTTAAAACAAAAGCGTGAACGTAGCTTTAGTAATAAAACAATTCAGGTGATTTTTGAAACCGTTGGTGCGGAATATGCGCTTAAAACAATTGTGCATGACACACTGGCCAGCCGAGTAATTTCATACATTGCTCAGAACGAAAGTGATGCAAATCTGGTTACCCGGATTGCAGACGAACATGATGCTATTGCTACGGTAAAAAATGGCCACTTAATTTTATTACCACGTGGAGCCAGTCAAACCGCTTCCGGATTACCCCTTCCTACCGCCCAAATTTTTAGATCTGATGGTGATGGCCACAATTACACCACTGGTAACGGCACGGACAGAATCACCGGTGTTAAAGCCTACTATTACGATACTGGTAAATCTAAAAAGTCATATGTTGTAATCGGTGACAATAAAGACAATTTAAAAGAGATCAGATACGTTCACCGTGATAAAAAAACGGCTGAATTAGCGGCACAAGCTGAATTCAACCGTTGCAAACGTGCGTCTCAGAAATTGTCATATACCTTTGCCTTTGGCCAACCCAACCTTATCCCGGAACAAGAGTTTGTATTCACCGGTTTAAAACCGCAAATTGATGACATTGTATGGCTTGGTACAAACGTAACCCACAATTTAACAGATAGTGGTTTTACAACGAATGTTGAACTGGAGGCGCAACTACCAAATGCAGATGATGTCTCAGCTCTTTTTGAACCTGATAAAGAGGGGGATAAAGAATTAAAAAAACAAAATAAAAAAAGGACTGGTCGGAACTATGCTGACTACACCGGAGTAATCGTTTTTTATCGTGAGAATGGTAAAGATCTCAAACTTACTTCTGGTGATCAAAGCAATCCTTTAAAGCTCATCAAAATATATAAAACTAAAAAAACAGCGACCATTGCTTTAAAGAGGGAACAGGCCCGAATAAATAAAGCTAAGAAGGGTAAATAAAAAAAATCCTTGCTTGGGGGAAAGCAAGGACTAAAAACAATAATCAATTTTCGATACAAATTATTATAAATCACTATTTATGATGATTTTGTTATAAAATCGTAAATAATTAAACCAATAGGTAACGAAATGGCTCGACCAAGATCCCGTTATAAATGCCCTCACTGTGGCGAACCCTTTTCAATCCGTTCAAGTACTGAACTTAATCCTTTACTCCGTTCATTTCAGGGGCAGTGTCAAAACTTAGAGTGTGGCTTTACTGCTCAAGGATTCTTTGAATTAAAGATCCAGCTTTCCCCTCCAGCTCATCCTAATCCTGAAATTAATTTACCTACTCCAGACCGTACTTGGAAAATGGAGCACGCATGACAGACAAAATCGATATTGCCCAAGAACTACAACTTAAACAGGTTCAAATTCAACCTAAAGACTTTAGCCGCCCTTCCCTTACCGAATGTGAAGAATGTGGAAATGATATTCCTGTTGAGCGTCAGCGCTATGGTTCTGTAACCCTTTGTGTTGAATGTAAAAATACACAAGAAAAACTTTCAAAAAGGCACTTTTAAATGACAAATTTCCAAATCTTTTTCATCGTTATTCTTGTTTTAGCCCTCATTATTTTTTGGATGATCCTGGATTATCAATTTACTCGATACATCCGTGAAATAAAGGCTTTTTATAAGGAAGAAAACCTCCAGAATAAAAGCCAAATCAAACTTAATCTAGAGATACATAATGGGAGCAATAAATGTGGCTTTACCCAATCTTAATTGGCATGATCATGGGCATTATTTTTAGTAGCTCTATGTTCTTATATCTTGTCGCTTAACGCCAAGCCCCTTCAATGGGGCTTTATTATTTTACAGTTAACTACCCATCAAGGTCTTTTGAAATTTGTTCATAGTTCGCACACATAGCTCACCTCTTTATTAGATTTATAATTTATTCTGTTTTATCTTCAGGTTTATTACCGTTTTTTCCTGTATTACTCTTAGTATTAATATTATTTCCTACCTGCTCGATTGCTTTAGCTGCAAGCGCGCTAACATTAGTCGGCAGATCTTTGAAGCTTTCATTGTTACAATCAATATTTCCAGCCTCTTTTCCAAAAAAATCTGGTACTAAATCTTTCTTAATTTGTAATTTATCCGCATCTGGCAAATCACCTATAAAAGGACGGAGTGTAGAAACCTTTAGATGAGTATTTTCACTATGCCGCCAGTGTAAATAAGAACGGTAAGCAAGACGACTTGTATAAATCACAGTTAAAAACAATAATATAGACATTACTAATCTTAATGACATATACAAAAATGCTGTTTTTTGTGCCCACTCTACTTGAATATTTGTTAGTCCCTTCAATGTTTCCTTTAATCCAATAGGATTAACATAATTTTGATAATATGTTTCTAAACTACACCATGCCAAGACAATTGAAAGGACAATTATCAATATAGATACTCCAGACATTACATAGTAAATAGTTTTTTCTTCTTTAGCTTTCTTTATATAAAATTTTGAGAATTCTTTCTCTGTACTTACAGCTAAAGCATTTTGATAGGAGTGAAGGCTTATACCTAATTCATTCAACACATCCACTTTAGTATTTATATCATTTTTCAACTTATCTATTTCAATGGATAAATCATTTTGTAATACATAATTATAATTACTAATATCTCCTTTAAGATTATCTATT